GCTGCAGCCACCCATGCCCTCACCCTGACGGCTCCCGCCTCTGGCGGGATCACGCTGGGCGGCAACGCTGCGATGGCCACCATTGCTGCTGCCAGCTCCGCCACCTATCTCGGCCGGGTCACTGGCGTCGCCACGCCAGCGGTGACGTTCTACCGCAAGGGCTGATGATGAGCCTCGCCAGGCGCTGGCAGGCATTGCGTGAGGCTGCTGCCCAGGCGGCGGCCTCCGCTCCCCCCACCCAGCCGCAACCGCAACCGCCGTCCAGAGCGGCGAAGCGGCCAACGACGCATCGCAAACCGCAATGAGTAACGTCCCAGAGTTTTCCAACTTCCGCTACATCAGCGGCACCGCTGCGGTCTCCCCTGGCGGGGGGCGTCAGTTCGTTGCGTTGCTGGCGCTGGAGGCCACCGTGCTGCACAGCGACACGGTCTGCCGGAGCTGCCCCGACAGCCTCGGCAGCATGCCGATCCCAGCTGGCGCCCTGCTGCTGGGGATGTTCGAGACCGTCCGGCTCACCAGCGGCAAGGTTGCCGCCTACCTGAGTTGACCGATGAGCGTTCTCCACGAGCGCTATCCACGTGGCGCTGTTGTCCGCGATGCGTTGGGCCGCAAGCTGCATCGCGTTGTCGCGTGCAACCCGGCCACGGGGGAAGTCGTGATCGCAGACACCAGGCCCCCGCTTCTAAACCGAGTGGTTTGGTTGTTTTGCAAGCGACCTTTGCTCGGCGGCTTTGGCTGGAACTACATTCATCGTCGCCATGGTTTTTGGCCGGCGCCGTTGACCATTGTGCAGCCTACTGAAGGTGAGCGATTTGGTTTTGCTATTGAGAGGTTGAAACACGTTCTCGGTGGCTGACCTCTCCGCCCAAATCGAGGCCTTCCTCAGGAACGCCCTGCGTCAGAAACGCCTGGAGGATCAACAGGTCCGCCAGGCGCTTCGCGATCTGCGGCGGGTGCTGGCGGCTGTCGAGCGGGTGGTGGGCCAGAGCGGGGTAACCGCCCTCTCGCCGGGCCGCAATGAGGCCATCGCCAGGGTCACGGCCGCCATTGCCCGCAGCGTGCGGGATTCGTTCGGCGCGCCCCAGCTGGAGGCGCTCACCGCTGCCCTGGCGCCGTTCATGGAGAGCCAGCTGAAGTTCGCCCGCCAGATGATCGAGATGGCCGGTGGCGACCTGGCGGCCCCGACCGTACAGATGACCGCAACCCAGGCGGCCCGGATCGTGCGCGGCGTGCAGGTGGCCGGCACCACGCTGGAGAACCAGCTCCTCTCCCGATTGCCGGCGCTGGTGGCCGATCGGGTCGAGCGGTTCATCAGGCTCGGGCTTCAGGACGTGGCCGGGGGGCAGGTGTTCGCCACCTACGAATCCGCTGTCGTGCGCACCGTGGGCAACGCGGTGGAGGCCACCATCCGCACTGGTGTGCACGAATCCGCCAGCTTCGCGCAGCAGATGATCTACGCGTACGAAACCGATCCTGCCTGGCTCGGGCCCGACGGGCTGGTGTGGACCGCGATCCTCGATTCCCGGGTTTGTCCCGTGTGCCTGCGGCTGGACGGGACGCGGTACCAACTGGGCGAGCCTGGACCCTATTTCGACGGGCAGAACAAGACGTCTCCCCATCCCCAGTGTCGCTGCTACATGGTGCCGTGGAAGTGGAGGAACGACACGCGCGCGAACGGGGAGCCGGTGAACCGAGAGGCGACGGGTGACCGTGGCGCCGAACCGCTGTCGTTTAGGGCCGCGGCGTCGCGATGGGTCCGCGACAACCCCGAGACGGCCCGAGCGATTTTCGGCAAGGCCTTGGGGCAGCGGCTGGTTGACGGCGAAATCGCTTTCGATCAGGCGGTTAAGCTCTGGTCAGATAAGGGTTAGCGCCATGACCGTCACCGTTGTCGCGACAGTTGGCGCGGCCAATGCGAACAGCTACCTCACCGTGGCCGCGGCCGATGATCTGGCGGACGACTACCTCGGCACGCTGGCTTGGACGACAGCGACCACCGACAACAAGGGCCGGGCGTTGATCATGGCGACCCGCTACCTCGATCAGCTGGAGTGGCTCGGCAGTCGCGCCAGCTCCACCCAGGCCCTCGCCTGGCCACGATCCGACGCGGCATGCGGCGAGTGGTCGTTCGAGGACGACGAGATTCCAGCCCCGATCAAGCAGGCCGCATTCGATCTGGCGGAAGCCCTGCTGGCCAGCCCCGCCCTGCTCAGGGGCCAGGGGGCGGGCAATGCTGAGCTGATCCCAGGGATCCCCAACGCCAGCCTGCGATCGGCGCGCGTTGACGTCATCTCGGTGGATTTCAGGGATGGAGCTGTGCCCAACAACCAGAACGCACTCAATGTGCTGCCGGGCCTCAGGCAAACCCTGGGCTGCCTCTGCCTGAGCTCCCCTATCGGTGGATCGCGTAGCATCCGCGTAGTTCGATCGTGAATCGTGCCAGCCGTGGCCGAACAGCAGCTCAACCTGTTCGGCTCGGCTGATGACAAGCCCGCCGCCAGGAATCACCTAGCAACGCCTCTGACGCGGGAAGAATCGCGAAGGATTGGCAAGATGTATGCGGAGAACATCAGGCTGGTGGGCATGTTTCAAGCCCGGATGCGGAAGAAATACGGCAACTGCTTGCCGACTGAAGATATAAACAGCAGCGTTGATATTGCATTCATTAAGGCAGCAAGAATCTGGAATCCAGAGAAGGGAACCTTTAGCACAATCCTGGGCCGCTTTGTTACTGGTGAGGTTCTGCATGCAATCAAGGCCTCCAGCAACTGGGGCGTAGCCTCAACGCAGCGCGCGCGACTGCTCGGCATGCAGGCTCGCCGGCTGCTGGATTCCGGCATGGCCGCAACAGACGTGTGCCGTGAGATGGCAATCACAGAGGATGATCTGCTCGATGTGCTGCGGGCAACTACAGGCCTGGCGCATGATGTGCGCGGGTTTGATCTGCACACGTGCGAGAGGGCGACGCCGTGGGAGCTGTTGGAGGAGGGTGAGGCAACCTAGAGAAACGCACCGCTGAACATGGCTACCGGCGCCTATTTCGCTGCTCTCAACATTCAATTGTGGCTGAAGGAGGCGACCACAGCGAGCGCTCCTCCGACTAGCTCGACAGGCATGACTGAGATTCTCAGCCTGTCTGATGCCAGCCTGCAAACGACGTCGGAGACGCAGACGGCTACCGACTATCAGACCCCGTTTGGCTATGGCAGCCTGCTGGTAACTGGCAAAAGCTGGACTATGCCTTTGCAGCTGAATCTGGACACAACCAGCGATGGCTATAAGTTGCTGCGTCGCGCCGATAACAACAGCGCTAATGGCGCAACAGTTCAGGTCTATAGGGCTATTCCGCTGGTTGGTAGCGGCAACACAAATCCGCAAGTTGATGCAGGAGTTGCGTTTGTCAGCAACTATCAGGAGACGATGGCCCGCGGCAACATCGCGACGGTTTCGTTCACCCTGCAGGGTTACGGCGCTCCGTTGACCTATCAGCAGGGCAACCCCATCGCGACGCTGACCATCACCACCCCTGGCAATGGCCTGTCCGCAGGCACCGCTGTGCCCCTGGTGCCTGTGACGCCAGCCCCTGGCAATCTCTCCGGCGTCGGAGCAACGGCCACGATCACGGTCAACGGCTCTGGAGTCGTGCAGACCGCGACGATCGTCAGTGGCGGCAAATCGTTCAAGGTCGGCGACACCTTGACCATCACCGATCCCGCTGTGGTCGGCGTGGGCGACACCGCCCCGCTGTTCACCGTGGCCACGGTTGCCTAAGGGTTGACGGGCTGGGCGGGAACGGCTTAAGATGCATGATGTCGGCCCCCTCTTGGGGGGGGCGGTACTCCCAGCAGCCGGCCGGACGCCAATCGAGACGGCTGATGGGAGGTTTTAGAGAGGGGGCCTACGGGCCCCCTTTCGCTTAAAGCCCCCCGGCCTGGCTCAGTCGCCGCCATTCACGGATGAAGAAACGATCGAGCCGGTGTTTGTCAAGCGCTGGCTTGATCCAGTTCCGGCCGGGCCTGGTCACGGCTCGGCCGCTGTTCGTGACGTAGCTGTAGCCTTCCAAAATGGCCCTGGCATAGCGGAAGCCGCTGTCGCTGACCGGATCCCAAGTGAACGTGATGGTCTGCCCAGCTGGGTTGTCTTGGCGCCGCTGCGACAGCAGGAAATCGCCGGAGTCGACAATGTTTCGCGGGCTGCTTGCAATGGTGTAAGGCAAGCCACCTTGCGCCCTTAGAACTCGCTTGCGCTGCCTATCTGAGCTCGCTTTTCTGTATTTGCCGTAGCGCTTAGTTTCATTTGGCCAAGGATACTGAACTTCCCTGATCTCTTGCTTCAGCTGCGGCCAGAGCACGTCGCCGTACTTGGCCATAATGAGCGGTACCCGCAGTAGCAGCTCACTTGCACTTGCGTTGAAGCCTGATAGCTGAACATTGACATCAATCCTAGCCATTGATATAAACCGCCAGCCGGATCCTATCGCCAATGACGCGCTGCAAGGTGCTGCCGATCAGGCCCGTGGTGCCATAGGGATAGCGCTCCTGCAGTACCTCGCACCTGGCAGCCGGCCTGCCGCTGAACACCAGCGAGCCGGTCACGCCAGCCTGAATCCTGGCGTCCAGCGCCTGAGGGTTGACCGCGTAACCCTCCATGGTGAGCTGATCGGTGTCGCTGCCGGGGAAGCCCGATCCGCTGCGGCTGCCTTCCCGCAAAAACATCGCCACGGTGATTTGCTCGGTGGCGGGGATGATGTTCCCGGTTGCCGGATCCTCAACGGTGCCGACATCCACCACGTCAAACGTCGCGGTGGCGTTGGCCAGGGCTAGGAGTGCGCTGCTCATGCCCTAGTTTGCCGCCGCGGCAACCTAGAGGGAGAGCCGGGGCTGCATGGCGGAGAATCTGGGCGATGCGGTTCTGGTTGTCCGCGCGGACACCACGCAGCTGGAGGCAGGTTTCAGGCAGGCCGAGGAGCGGGCTCGCCAGGCTGGGGCGGCGGCTAAGGAGGCGTTTCAGGCGCCTGTCAGGAGCATCGCGGGGCTAGAGGCAAAGTTGGCCGGGCTGCAGCAGTCGTTCCGGTCGGTTGAGATCGGCTCCCGCGAGTTCCGCAGCCTGCAACGGGAGATCCAGCGCACCGAGCAGGCGCTTGCCCGCGTTGATCAGACCCTGGCGGGCCGCCTGGCCAGGGGTGCCCGCGGGTTCGGCTCTGAGGCGCTGATGGCCCTGGGTGTAGGCGGGCTGACCGCAGGGGCTGGAGTTGTCGCTGGTGGGTTTCTGAAGAGCTCGGTCGATCAGGCAGTTCAGCTGGAGAGCGTTACCCGGAAACTGACCGTCACCCTCGGGCCGCAGGGCGCCGCAGGGGCGATCAGCTTCACGCGCGGGATTTCGCGAGAGCTGGGGCTGAGCTTCAATACGCTGGTTGGCACCTACAGCAACTTCACCGCAGCCGCAACAGCAGCAAATATCCCGATTGAGCAACAGCGGCAGTTGTTCACGTCGGTCAGCCGTGCCGCACAGGCCTATGGGCTCAGCAATGAGCAAGTCGGCGGGACATTCCTGGCGCTGCAGCAGGTCGCCAGCAAAGGCACCGTCAGCATGGAGGAGCTGCGGCTGCAGCTGGCAGAGCGCTTGCCGGTGGCGTTGTCAGCTACCGCTAAAGGCCTTGGAATCACTCAACGCGATCTAATCAAACTGGTTGAATCCGGCAAGCTGACTGCTAGTCAGTTTTTCCCGGCTCTTTCAAGGGGGCTTGATGATCTAACCAAAAGCTCTGTGGGGCTGGAAACAGCGTCGCAAAAGTTCCAACGGTTCCAGAACGCGTGGCAAAAATTACAGCAAAGCCTTGGAACAAACTTGCTGCCAGCTGTAACTATTGCGGTTGACGGTCTCACCAAGGCATTGGAAGGCCCAGGCGAGGGCCAACGCCTTGGGCTGCTGGGAGATCAAGCCAAGAAAACGGCCGAAGCCCTGCAGCAAATAAGCGCAAAATATAATCTCACCGAAGAGCAAGCAAGAAATATCGCAAATCAAACCATCTCTTCTTTTGGCAGGAAAGATACCTTCCGAGAAACCTTTGGGCAAGTAAATCTAACCGATCGCGAATTGCTGCTTTTCCTGAAGCAGCTCAATATCGAAGCGGCGAAGTTTGCGGAAAAAAACAAAGACACCGTTGGCCCAATCAAGGCGCAGGAGGCTGCCGCAGCCCGCGCCAACGAACAGGCCAGGCTCCGCAATCAGGAGACCCAGAAAACGCTGGATCGCGAGCTGCAGCGCTCCAAGCTCTTGGAACGGGAAGTCAGCGCCTTTGCCCGCCTGGAGGGTTCCCGCCGCACACCAGGCCTCGATGAGGCAGGCCGCGCCAGGCTGGAGGCTGAGCTGAGCCTGGGCGAGAAGGTGCGGGCGCTCCAGATCTCCAGGCTGGAGCTGGCGCGGGAACAGGCCAAGTTGCCAGGCACCGGCGACGGGAAGGACGGCACGCAATCCCTCTCCAAACTCGCCGAGCTGCAATCGCAGGTCCGCACCGGCGAAATCGACGTTGCCGCAGCTCAGCTGGAGGGTTCCAAGGCCGTTGCCGACGCCCTGAGGAGCCAGCAGGAGCGCACCCGTCAGCTCCGGCTGGAGACCCAGAGCGCCGCCGATCGGCTGCAGATCACTCGCCAGCAGACGGCATTGGAAGCGGCCGCCGCCCAGTCGCAGGGCCAGGTGTCGGCAACCACCCTGCTCCAGCTCCAGCAACGCGCCACGCTGGCCGAGAGGCTCCGGGGGCTCGATGCCGCCCGCGGGGCCCGTGCCACCGAGCTGGCCCGTGGGCCGGAGGCTGATCGCGTGGTGCTGCGCGACATCAGTGACCGCATCGCACGCGCCAATGCCGATGTGCGCCAGGCCTACGCCGATGCTGGCCTGGCGCTGACCACCAATGCTCGCAGCGCTGCCGAGGCGCTCCGCGGGGCCCAGCAGAACCTCCAGGGGATCCTGCGGGGCGGATTCGAGTTTCTGACACCAGAGCTGCAGCGGCAGCAGATCGAACGGGCGCGGGGAGCAATCCAGCCGCTCGTCAATCGGGGCGTGATCCGAACAGGGCTCGACATCTCAACCCCCGAGCGACTGTTCGCCGTGGCAGGGTTCGCTGAGCAGTTGGTGCCGGCTCAGAAGGCGCTGGAGAATGCCATCAGAGAAAACACCGTCGCAACGCAGGCGTTAGCGGAACAGGACTGGAGGGTTTACGTTTCGGTTCCCGGCGGCAGCCCGACGCCTGTGCCCATCCCCCGGACATGATCACGATTAACGGCCTAACGTTTACCCCCCTCACCGCCCAGCCGTTCGGCTACGAGGGCGAGGCACGCACGGGCCTGACCGCTCGGACGTTCCGCTGCGCCGGCCTGCTGACGCCAGCCCAGTGGGCCACGCTGGTCGGCATTTATGACACCTGGCGAGCCAGCCGGATCGCCGATGCGGACACGCTCAGCTCCGGCGCCGTGGGCACCACCGTGACGCTCACCACCGGCAGCATCAACGGCCTGAGTGTCACGGGGCTGGCCTGCTGGTTCACCGACGCACCTACCGGTGAGCAGGCCGGGGCCTACGTCTCCGCCAGCTGCACCCTGGTCGATGCCGCCCAAGCGCTGGCGGTGCTGCTGCGAGGGGAGGAGAAGGCCCGCCAGGGGAGTGAGGCCAGGGTGCCGAACCTGGGCACCGTCACCCTGGGCAGCGCCGTGGTCACGCTCACCAGGCCGATGGAGACGCGG